TCCAAGTGCTCTGTAGCCAGCAGCAACAGCATGGGCGCTAATGCCTTGCTAGCGATAGGAAGGGCATTGAAATCGTAATCATCGAGCAAACTACGGGGCAGCTTTACCCATGGCGCCTTGCGATCCTTGTAATGCTGATAATTCTGCCAGTTTTTTGCTTTGAGTTTAATGCGAGTAGCCATATATCACCTGCTCATTTAGGTTGAGTCATCTCAAGCACTTTGAAAACAGAAGCAGGGATTCTGCTTGTGCCATTGAGCCAGCGATACACAGTCCGCTCAGAAACACCGATGAACCGAGCAAACTCAAGATTTGTCATATTGCTATTTTCTAGTAATTTTATTAAATAGTTAGCATCTGTCTTTGACATGTATTAACCCTCTATGAAGGGCTTAATATAACTATGTCATGATGTCACTGTCAATATGTCATAACTATTTTATTGATTCTATTTTTATGGTTAATGGCGGCCCGTCTTTCACCCAGCGAGCCTCTATCCATTCACACAAACAATCATCGACAATGATGCCAGCCTCTTGCAAAATATCTGACACGCTCTTCTCAAGATTGCCAATATCGCGGCGCCTTTTATCAGGCTTAACAGCAAGCAGCGTGAGCCTATAAGCACCTGAAATTTGTTTATTTTGGGCTTGTATGCGGCACTCCCACAGCGCCTCTTTACGCCAAGCTTCATATGTTTTAGAGCGGTACATACGGCCTTTACCGAACCGCCAAAGCCGGTTGACGGAAGGGGGAAAAGGCAAAGTTAGCTCAATGGATTCAATCGTTTCCTTTACCATTGGCTTCCTTTCCGATGTTATGATTTGGTAAGGCCAGCTCATAAAATACTTAGATCAATTATTAAATTATTTGTCAAACGCTATTGACAGCGATCTTTTTTCTAGTAATCTAGTGGGTGCAAATTGAGATGGAGGTAGATATGGAGAGATTTTATTTGCCCATATTTAAGGGCGCATACATTCTAGCTAAACCCCAAAACCACACTGTTGAAGCACCGCTATATACCAATAAAATATTTCTTGCCCGAGATATTAAAAGCGGCGAGCTTTACGGGACATTGGATTATGTGTTGGAAATAGATCCGCTGAAAGGAACAGTAACTGAAATTACCAAAAATATAGCTACCATTATTGCTGAATTGTATGAAGATGCAGGAGCCACACCATCGTCTGCAATGCAAATATTACTTGAAGAATGTGGCGTTGAATTTGAGGAATATGACAATGAAGATGTCTGAGACGATTGTTGAATTAGCGACTGCTTTAGCAAAAGCACAAGGCCAAATTGATGCAGCCACCAAAGGATCATCCAATCCGCATTTTAAATCGCGTTATGCCGACTTGAACTCATTGCGTGAGACGATTCGCGAACCATTGGCAGTCAATGATTTGTCAATAGTCCAAATGCCTCGTATTGATGGCAATTATGTCGAAGTGGAAACCATGTTGCTTCATAAGTCAGGCGAATATATTGCTGAAACATTGCGTATGCCCTTCGGCCAAAACACAGCACAGGCTATCGGATCTGCAATCACATATTGCCGCCGGTATTCTTTAGGCAGCATACTTAATCTCGCAGCAGAAGATGACGATGGAAATGCCGCGACACAATTAGCGCCTAATGCAAATATTGACGTGTCCCAGCATATAAAGGATGGCTATAAATTTTCTAAAAAAGGAACAGAGGCATTGGCGGCGTGGTGGCGGGCTTTACCAAACGATGTCCGACAAGTAATTCCGTCCACAGAAGTAAGCGCATGGAAAGAGGCCGCCAAGAAAATAGGGGGAGACAATGGAGCAGCGCAGTGATGAATGGTTTAAGGCTCGGTTAGGCAAGGTAACAGCCAGCCGCATATCCGATGTTATGGCAAAAACAAAAACAGGGTACGGAGCGGCACGAGCCAAATATATGTCGGAGCTAGTAACTGAAAGATTGTCTGGACGCCCAGCACTTTCTTTTACGAGCCCCGCCATGGCGTGGGGGATAGAAAATGAAGATGCAGCCAGAGCTGCTTATGAAGCATTAGAGGGAACTCTGGTTGAGAAAGCATTTTTTGTCCCCCACCCCGACATTCCAAATTGTGGCGCGAGCCCAGATGGATATGTGGGGGAAAAAGGTTTGGTGGAAATTAAATGTCCGCTGAGCAGCACACACACATCATATCTTTTGACAGAAGAAGTGCCAAAGGATTACCTGCTACAAATGCAATGGCAAATGGCATGTACGAAGCGGGAATGGTGTGATTTTGTTTCTTTTGATCCGCGTATGCCAGAGCGCTTTCAACTGTTCATTAAACGTGTTTCCTTTGATCTCGGATTAGTAAATGAGATCGTAGATGAAGTGGAAATATTTTTGGATGAACTAGAAACAACTATTCAAAAACTTAACGAACTTTATAAGGGGTTTTAAATGCAAGATAAGCAATGGGAAGCAAAACCAAATACAGGCAGCATTTTTGTTAATAGAAAGAAAATGAAGGACTCCCACCCTGATCGCACAGGCGATTGCTCAGTCGTTCAACCATGCCAACATTGTGGCAAAGAAAACCGATTTGACATGATTGTTAGCGGGTGGACAAAATTATCAAAGTCGGGAATTGAATATTTATCTTTGGCTCTCAAACTTAAAGAACCAAAACAATCATCGGATCCATTTTAATGACAGTATTAGATCCTAAAACTAAATGGGGATGGAATAAGAGGGCCATGGATGTATGGCTCTCTCATTACCCACATGTGCAATGGATTAACTCATCTAGTAAATCCCCAGCGGCAGAAGTTATTTGCCACAAGGAAGGATTGCTAGTTGGTGCTGGTTTTTTGGTTAGCATTGAATCATGCCGATCCGATCAATTTGAAGAATATTTTCATAACCAAATGGGAATAGACTTTAAAAAACTAATTGACGGATATGACATGGCATCGACCTTAAAAGTGCCTCTTATCTTTTTCATATATTTTGAAGATGATAACAGCTTAATGAATTTGACCATATGGAGACCAAAGAATGGCTTTACAACAGACTTTTGGTCATCACCCAAAGATTCAGATCATAAGCAGATTGAGGCAAGTGAAACCATAATTATGATTGACTGTTCTATAGCGCCCTTATTGAGAGGATAATATGGATAATAATTTACCATTATCGGAACAGTTTAGAATTGTGGCTAAAAAATGGGTTGATGCAGATGCAGCCGCCAGCATTTTGGAGGAAAGCAAATCTGCTTTTCTCTCTCGCCTTATGTCTGAAAAGGGCGATATGCCCGTGAGCAAGGCCGAAATGCAAGTGAAGGCATCGCAAGAATGGCAAGAGTATATTGACCACATGACTCAAAGCAGGGCAGATGCGTCAAGACTTAAAGTGCAATTAGAATATATACGAATGAAATTTAATGAATGGCAATCCATTGAAGCAACTAAAAGGGCGGAGATGAAATTGTGATCGACATTGAAACTATAATGCTAACTGAAGCCGAAATGGAAATGGCTCGGCGCCTTGCCTTCCAGCGTAACGATAGCAAAAAAAACCTCAAGGGCGATTATAATATGACTGGCCGCGATCAGGAGCAGTCTCACTTTGACGGAGTTAGGGCAGAAATTGCGGCCTGCAAACGATTTAATTATCCCGTTGACACCGGCATTTATATTGGCGGTGATGATGGCAGGCCTGATTTATATGTCGGTAATTATAGCGTTGAAGTGAAGGCAGCAACCTATAAACCGCCTATATTAAAATTTAATACATTAACTGACTTCAAATCAGATGTTGCTATTTTGGCTTTAGTGTATAATACAGATAAAATGAAAAGTGTTGTTGAATTATGGGGGTGTGTGGGGAAACATAAGTTTTATAAAGAGCATAAGATAGAAAATTATGGGTATGGGCCAAGAGCGATAATGCAAGCAGAACAAATGTCACCAATTAAAATGTTAGATAAATATTTATAAGGAGTTTAAAATGAAATCTAAGAATTCATATGAAAATACAGTTGAAACTGTTGAAAAAATATGTGCCATATTAGATGGGAATGATTTACTATTTTCACTTAATGTATTGGCGCTTTTAATAACAGGGAGCGTTTATCAAGCTTGCGAAACCGAAGAAACAGCGCAAGATGTAATACAGGGTATATTTGATGGCATAAAATTAAACATTAGTTTAAGTTTTCAGGGGGAAACACAAGATAACCCTAAGATGACGCTGCAATGAAACGAGTTAGGATAACCGCCAAAAAGAGAGCCGATATATTTATGCGTGATGGCGGAATTTGCCACATGTGTAAAATGAAAGTCGTTAGCGGCCAAGAATGGGACATTAGTCATGACATACCATTGGAGGCCGGCGGCAAGGATGATGAAACAAATTGGTTTGTAGCCCATAGAAAATGCCATAGAGAGCATACAGCAAAAGTGGATATGCCCTTAATAGCAAAAGTGAAAAGAATACACCAAAAGCACATTGGGGCTAAGAAATCCAGATCCCCGATGCCTATGGGTAAAAACTCGAAATGGAAAAAGAAAATGGATGGAACTGTAGTTAGGAGAGAAAATTGAGACTTTTAATAACAATGAATATGCCATCAGGCAGTGACCGACTGGTTCATCAGGTAATTGTTGAATCGGAAGCTGATTCTTTAGCTGAATTCCGTGATTATCTCTGTACCGCTGATTTTATACATGTCAGGCAGTTTTATCATCGAGTTGACGAACAGACTGGAAGCTCAACATGGGTTGACAGGGGTGATTTAGTGCTAAATACCCATCATATCGGCAAAGTGCAAGAATTTGTGGAAATGGATAATGACAGATCACAAAACGATTTTAACCAACGCAGCTACAATTTTGAACGAAAGAGGCAGCCAGTACGGGGCGGTAGAGGAGTGTTTTGACCGCATTGCCCAGATTGCGTCAATCGTTCTCAATAAGCAAATTACCGCCTATGACGTTGCTATGATCCAAGTGGCCACCAAGCTTGGCAGGCTTCAGGAAGCCCGCACATTGGACGACAACTATATAGATATGATAAACTACACAGCTTTTGCAGCTCAGTTTGCAAAAAGAAACGAAACCCCAACTGCTATGGAGGATGACATAGCTGAAATGGCGCGAAAGCTAGCGCCACCCAAACGAGAGGAGAAAACTCGTGAGAAAAATAGTACCTCTGGCACTTATGATGCTAATAACCACTACGCAGGTATCCACGGCTGATGAAAGTGCGGCAGAATTCTTCACCAAAGACAAAGCCTATTGGTCAAAAGGCCTAAAAGCTCCAGACAAGCTTGAGTATAATGGATCTAGTGTTGTAGCTGATGTTATAAAAGCTGGTGATTATCAAAAACAAAAAGTCGTTCAGATGGTAACTGAAAAAGTACGCGCCGCGCTTGGATCGGAATGGGTTCCAACTGCTTTGCGTATTGCTAAAGTCGAATCTGGATTTAACTGCAACGCCGTGGGGCCGCGCACACGGGTAGGGAGAGGTAGAGGGGTATATCAACTCATGCCAGGGTCTAGCGCCGCTCTGGGGTATTCCTATGGACGCCTGAATGAGTGCTCGTATGGCATTGATGCCGGAATTGCGCACATGCAGAAATGTTTGGAATCCGCTGGCGGCCACATGAATCCAAATCAAATGGCTGCTTGTCATGTTAGCGGATGGGCCGGCTGGAATCGCAAGTTAAAACGCCGCGATGAAAAATACCGCCGCAAATACATAAAGCTTGCATCTCGTATGCGAGTTTAATATAATTATGAGGCGACAATGCTTCGCCTCATATAATATAATGGAGATAGAAAGTGATTGATTTAGAAAAAAAATACACCAATCAACGCAATGATGCGATTAAATTGAGCCATATTGATCGTGGCATTGTTTATGGCTGGGTTAAGCTCGGCGGCATTGATTGGTGTCCGCATCAATGGGATGAAAAAACTGGTAAAGTGTTAAGGTATGCACTCAATGTCTATGACCTTGCCGAGGTAAAGCCACGCATCAAGCGAACTGTGTGGGTCAATGTGTTCGAAGACTGCATATCTATTCATCCGACAAAAGATTTTGCTGATATCCATGATCGTGGTGGTGTTCGCATCGCTTGCGTGAAGGTCGAGAAAGATTGTGAAGAAGGAGAAGGACTATGACTGACGATCTTGTGAAAAAGTTGCGTGAACGCGCTGATTTAAGAATGATGACTGCATCTTTGCCGCCACAACCTGTTAAAGATTGGCTGTGCCAAGAAGCCGCTGATCGCATTGAGCAACTGGAAGCGGCGTTAGAAGAAGCACGTGTTATCGCAAAAACAGGCTGGCTGAATTGTCGTGATGCCGATTATGCTGCGGAACTTTGTGAATATATTGCCGATCAAATCGCCGCATTAGGAGTGAAAAAAGATGACTGAAAACACAGCAGCTATTGCTAAGAAAGCATATGTTCTATTGTTG